ATCAATATGAATGTATTTTATATCACGGTTTATGAAGCTACGAATGGTATGAAGTTTATCACAAAACCAACCTAGTTTGGTATATTTGAGAATGTTTTTTACGAATGGCTCATCATAATCAATTTCACGCCAAAATATTACCTTCTCTATAATCGTATAGGGCGATAGCCAATTGTTTTTAGGTCTGTTTGTATAGATTTTCATACTAACCAGTCTTTGAGGAACCCTTCGGTTTGGACACCAGAGATTCTTTTAACCTCTGTATCATTTTCAAGCATGACAAGTGTTGGAACACCTCGGATACCATATTGGATGGCTAATTCTTGATTCTCATCAATGTCTATGGTTTCTATTGGATAGTCGGTGGTGATACCTTCTAATGTCTTAGCTAACATCTTACATGGTTGGCACCATGAGGCGGTGAACCTTAATACTTTTTTACTCATTGATAACTCCCTTTTGGTATAAATTCTTTATTACAAGCACGGCACTTCCATGATATGTGGGTGTGTCCGTTATAGGTTTTATAGATGGTTACGATTTCACGGTGTAGGCAATTTTTCATTTTATTTTACCATGTTAAAATTAATAACTATTCTTGTATGATTTTCTTTTGGTCTAGTGGCTGCATGTAGTGTTTTACTTGAAAAAATAACTATGCGGCCTTTCTTTGGTTCAACTTCTTGCAATATCGTATTAGCATTTTCATCAGCATAAAACATGGTGTTTCCATCCGAATCATTGACATAATATATCATCGTATCTATATTGTCATCATAAAAATCACAATGAGGTGGACTTTTTCTATCGTCATTACTTTTGAATACTAAATTCAATCGTGATTGCCTAATTTCTTTGTATATGATGTTAAATTTACTATTGAGGACTTCAATAATTCTATTTGGTATCTCCAGGTAAGATGAATTTTCTTTTCCATCAATATGCGTTTCATGTGATAGCCAAGGAAAATCTACAAACCTAGTATCACTCACAAACCGATTATCAGGCCTAACTGTTTCATTTTTAAGATACCAAGGAAAATAACCACTCGTGACATGATTTTCAATAAAATCTTCGTCTTCTTTACTTAAAAAATGGTCATAAACTTGTATCATTTGATTGCTTTACAATAAGAACAATCACTCATACTTGTCATAGACCTTCTTAATAGTTTGTATTAATTTATATATGGCCGCAATCACAACCGCAATCGTCACGGTCAAACCTAAAATAACTTGGGTCAATGGCCATAGAATGAATCGTATGATTTTAGGTACATACTTTACATAGGTTTGATTAATCGGTTCAGTTTTGTTAATTAAAAATTCTAGTGTATTATAAAATAGTTCATACATTATTCTTTTACTCCATATATTAATTGCATGACATCAAGCACACAGTCATCAATTGGGTTGTGTTTTGTAATATGTAAATAAGGGTCAAAACCAGGATAATTCACTTTACAATACCCATTGGTGGTGCCTGTGAGAAAATCTACTGCGGTACGAACATCTCGCCATCTTTTGAATGGAAAGATAGGTTCTATTTGTAATTGTTCTTCCATAGAATCAAGGACTAATTGGTCTAAATTACCACGAGCCCATACATAAGAATCAGGTTCATTTTTACTTTTAGCCCAGCGCCTCATTCTTTCGTAGCCGTCTTCAAACCGTTCATCAATCGCAACATTTGGCCTAAATGATTTAGCCTTGACATTATCACATTGTTTTGCCCACCAATCCATAGTGGTGCGACCAACGGTGCGATGTAGCCTTTTGATTTGGTCTGAAGCATCAAACTTACAGAAAAAAGTATTATCTCTTAATTGTTGTGGTGTTGGTTTACTGTCAGGATCAAAATGAATACAGGCCATGGATAGAATGACAGAATTAGATTCTTTACCAAGAGTTTCTACATCAAACATAAACATTATTCATTGACCTCAAAATAAAATTCTTCGTTATCTATCCATGCTTCACCAAGGTCATTATAACATTTCTTAGCAATACCATAGGTTGGAAATACTTCACGGGAAAACTTACCATTTTTAGCATGATAGAATGAACCAACCAATGGTTTATTTCTTAATTCGTCTTCTACTGGTAATCCTCTTAAATATATTCTCACTCTTTGGTTGGGTCTTTCAATATAATTGGAACTGGTGGTTGTGCCATAGCGTCTTTAATGGCATCTTCAAGTGATTGACCAGAGCGACCACGCATTTTAGCACGAGCTTCTTGCTTCATGCGGTCTAATTCACCAGGCATTAAGAATGGCGGTTCATCGTCATCAGGTGGAAACCAATTGTTTATCATATGTATAGGTCAAATTCATAGCCAAGTAGGTTAACATTCAAAATGAAAGTATTAAAACGATAGGCCACATGGAAACGAACCCATTGTGTGGTATCTTTGACTATTTGCACATTAAAACATTTGAAGCTTTTGAACCAATAACTCTTCCACTCTTGGACATTCCATTCACGGGTAATTTTCATATCTATTTTAATCATATCATTATCTCCCACGACCAGCTGATTTCTTGGCTGGTTTGTGTGAAGTAACTTGGTCTTTTACTTGACCTTTACCTGTATCCAGGTCATTCTTTTTCTTGCCTTGATTGTTCTTTTCGTTTTTCTTTGCTAATAAATCTTTGAGCATATCTGCATATGACATATTATTTCCTTATCCAATCTTTATTCCACATATCTTTATATGGGTCATCCTTAATAAAATCTTCTTTTGCCATAACCTCAAACTTATCTATCTTTTCTTGCGGTAAAGCTGTTTTAGCTTTTGGCTGATTTTTTTCTTCAACATGATTAGATACTTTTTCAGCAACAGATACAGCAATAGATATTGGGTTTAGAAAATCAGCTGGTGACTTGGTCGGTGTGGCATCAGCCATATACATCATACCAACCGTTGCGGCTTCAAGGATCATTTAATTTCTTCTTCCAATGAATAGATTTTGTTTTCTAATTTAACGATGTGATTACCAAATATACCTGATAAGGTACTACGAACATTACTATCAGATATGGTATTGATTGCGCCATTCATATCAGCTTTGAAATCATTAATTAATCGTAGAAATTCTTTACGAACATTCATTTCATCAAACTGATTTGAGTTTGGTTTTGAATGAATTAGGTGACCTAGCATTTCGTTTTTAGGCATAATACCCCCAACTGGTTCTTTGTTTTTTCTTCTTTGAATAATTACTTGCAGCTGATGAGCCATATACGATTGTTGATAGAATCGTTGTAGCAGCCCAAGCCTGCCAAGTGTATGGAATTTCAGTATAGAATAGAGTGTTTAATGACCAAATAATACCAAACGGAATAACTGCGACCAAACCAAAGAATAACGCTGTTGCTAATAATACTTTCACTACCTTCATAATTATCTCCCTATTTAATTTTATGCCAAATCTTTTCGTGTATATAATATAAAACTGTCATCATTATGGATAACCATATAGCTGTATGAAACCCAACCCAAGGTATTGTTGCAGCTAAAACAACAATACGATATGAAATCGCCTTATATAATGCTCTTTGTGATGGTGTCATTGAACCATCCAAATATAGGTTGCAAAAGCATTTACAATAGCAAAATATAAATTATGTATCAATAAAGGCTTATTGAATTGTTTGAAATAGAATTCATAGACCAATATTGAATGAGCTGTAACCAATACAGGAAATGCGTATTGCATACCAGGTAATTTAAGTGAAATGAATGTGCCAGATGTAATAAACAAGGCTGTGGCTATCCATTTAATATCAAAATCTTTCACTTTACTATCTTTCTACATTCAGCATAAACTTTTCGGTTATTCATATCTGTAAGTTTTGAGTGTGATTGCTTTTGACACCCTTCAAAACTATCAAATTCTTCGGTGTATAGTATTTGGTGATTTAACACCACAACTAATACCCATGTAATAACCATTAGTTTGTTTTAGTTACGGTCTCGTAAAGGGTTTCAAATTCTTCGTGTGTAGCTACTTCTTCGGAGAAGTTTTGTTTATGATAAACACGAATCAATTTCTTAATTGTTTTCTTGGGAATCTGAAAGTTCTTGCTTGTATCATTGGTAATGTTTTTGATTAAATCTCTTTCAGCATCAATGCGTGTGAGTGAATTGCTCGCCTCAACTAAAGCGTTATGGACTTTCTTTCTATCTTCTTCAAGTAATTGCATCATATATCCTTATAAAATTAATTCTGTTAATTGTGAGTTTTCACCCATTGTGCCTTTGAAAAAAGTATTAAAGGCCAATGAAATTCGTGTGTTATCGCCACCTTTGTTTTCAACCATGTGGGTGGTACTTGATGGAAATAAAATAATCATACCGGTCTTCACAGTATAAAACCATGATTCTGAATTGTACCAATTAAATTCGGTTGGAACTGGTTTGATTTGTTGATAACCTTTTTTCTGAAATGTAATTTTGTCATACTCATCATTTGCATTGATGTATAATACACCAGAAATAAAACTGTTTGGATGTTCATGGCTATGATGCCATTCTTTTTCTTTAGTGTAATTTGTCCATGATTGTGTGATGTATGGTACCATTTCATATTTTGGTGTATGAATTCTTTTGATGTATTCTGCTACATGAGTGGTAAGAATATTACGAACACTTTCTAATCCAGATTCATTAAGAATATAATTATTAGCACTTGTAATGTTACCAGCATTAGGCACAGTTTTCTTTTCGGCGTTTTGAAAGATATTCATTTCTGAATCTGTAAATGGCCTATCCATGTGTGAAACATAA